TCCATCAAGCTGGCCCAGCGCATCGCCAAGGACAAAGGCATCAGCACCAAAGAAGCGGTCGAGCTGCTGAGCAATACCACCGAGGAGAACCAAGACCTGCTGTACGACTACGCCGGCGAACTCGAAGAACTGCAGCGCAGCAGCATCGGCGCCGTCGAGCAACAGATCGCCTTCGTGACGCTCTTCATGCAGTACCGCGCCGAGGTCAAGCTGCCTAAGTCCAAGGACTGGCAGCGGGTCGAAGACTGGACCGAGACCGACACCGAGTCCATGCCAACTCGTTTGATGGAGGACGTGTTCCGTCTGATCGGTTGGGAACGCGACGGCTGGCCCGATCCGCAGGGAAAGCCCGAGGACGAACCCGAGTTCAGCCCTCCCCCGAAGAACTCCTAAGGCGCTGCGAAGAGTACCTACGCAGTCCCGAAACCGACTGGGATCAGATCTACGTCCGCATCCGCATGTCCGCCCTCGGCGCGGACTTCCCCCGAGAGCGGTTTCTCTGCACCCCGATCACCACGATCCGCTGGATCTTGCGTGAGCTCGATGACCGCGACAAGGGCCAAGCCAACCTCGAGGCACTACCTATAGCGCGGCTGACCCAGGTAGTCCTGCGCCCAAGATCGACGCCAAAGACTTCCTGCCCTGGCCCGATTGGCGTCCCGCCTCCACCCAAGCTGACGGTCCCACCAGCCCCACGAAGTTTGTCCTAGCCGATCTCGGGCGCAAACAGCTATTGCCCATCCATGTGCTGACCGCGCTGATGACCCCCATCGAACGCCGGCCGTAACATGCGTCTAACGGATAGGCCCCAGTAGTGGCGGACTTTCAGCTCAAAGTCACAGCTGAAACGCAGCAGGCGCAGCGAGAGCTTAAGTCGTTAGATAAGAGCGCCAACGATGCCACAAAGGCTCGTTCACTAAAGATTGATGTACCGAACATTGGAAATATTGTAGGAAATTTCAAAGATCTAGGCAAAGACGTCAAATCTGCAGCTAACGACATCAAGGCGTTCTACGGGGTCGCTCGCCAGCTCCCCGGAGTTGGAGACAGCATCAAGCGCTACGAGTCGGCGGTAAAGGGAACCGCCAAAACCGTAAACACCATTGCGCAAAACAACACCGCTGGCGAGATTCTCAGCAACAGCTTCAACAAAGCAACCGGCTCAGTCGAAAAACTTGTCGGAAACCTGGCAAAGGTCGGCTTCGCGCTGTTCGGTATCAAAGAGGCTGTAGGCATCCTGCAGCAGGCATTTGGGGGACTGTTTGCACAGACCATCGGCCGCGAGGTCAAGCTCCGTGAAACTATCCTCAAGACCCAGACCACCCTCGCCTCCACCAACAAGGTCTTCAAAAACGGGCGTGAAATAACCGACCCCTACGAAAAGATTGTTTCGCTAACGGGAGAAGTAGGCAAGCGAATCGACTCCATCCGAGAACGGTCTATCGCCCTTGCGGGCGTCACATCAGGTGAGGTAATTGAAGTCTTCGGGATGATTGCATCCCAGATCGGCCAGATAGGTGGTGGCCTCAAAGAAGCTGAAGACCTAGCAATCAATTTCGCCGCCGCCCTCGGAACCTTCGGCATTCCCCTGTACCAGGCCCGCCAAGAGATCGGCTCCATCCTGCGCGGTGACATCACCACAGACTCGTATCTAGCCAAAGCACTCGGCATAACCAACGAGGACATCGCCAAAGCCAAGACCCAAGCCGGGGGCGTGGTTAAGTTCCTTGAGGACCGGCTGGCTGCTTCCGTCGCAGGGCAGCGGATCGCGGCACAAGGCTTTGCCGGCATCGTGTCCAACATCAAAGATTTAGCCGAGCTTGTTGGTCAACGCTTCGGCGCTCAGCTACTCGACCCGTTGCTGAGTGGGCTCGCGGCGGTCTTTGAAAATCTCTTCCGCATCCGGGAACAGATTTTTTCCATCGTCGATGGTGCGGGGGCATTCGTGGCCCGCTTCGCTGCGATGGGACAACTACTGCGCGAGCGCGCAGGGCTGGTCTCATTGGGCGAGATCGGCCTCGCGGACAATAGCGGCCAAAAAGCACTGAACGACGTCAAAGACGCCTTTCAAGAGATCCAGGTACTGATCTCTGGAGCGGTTCAGCGATCAGTCGGGGTGCTTGCGGGAGCAATTTCGGCACTCAAACCAGCGGCGATGACAATCGCGGACGCCTTTGTGCGTCTCGGCAAGAGTTTTATTGAGATCAAAGTCAGCACTTTTGAAGCCCTAGTCCGCATTGTCGCAAACCTTGCTACAGCGGCATCAAAAGTAATCGAGACTTTTGCATCATTGTTCAACATTTATTCAAGACTTTTAGACCTTCCCATAATTCAGTACTTCGCTGAGTTTGCAGCTCAATTTGCGCTTCTCAAACGACTGGGCATGGATGCAGTCACCACTCTAATCTTGGTGGGGACAACAATCACAAGGACAGTCATACCTGCTCTGGGTGCGGTAGGCGTAGGGATCGGAGTGCTACTCGCCGCAGTAGGTGCTGTTGTCGTCGCAGCCGGCAAATTTGCCCTAGTGGTAGCCGGCCTAGCAACCGCCTTATCCGACTTGCCCACGATTGCTGCAGGCGTAGCGGGCGCCCTTAAAAAAGTGGGTGACGAGATTGGCAAGAGCGGTCAAGGCGCAGTTCAATCCGGTCAAACAATTGATGCCCTGTCCAAGGGATTCAAAAATCTTGGCGAAGTCGCAAAGATCGCCGGTCTAAACATCATCAAATCGTTTGGCTGGGTCCTTCTGATCCAAATTGCAGTAACTCTTGCTGTTGACCTATTCGGGCGCTATCAGAAGGCTCAAGAAGAGGCCGCTAAGACAAAGCGTGCAGAACTAGCTCTCTCACGGTTGAGCACCGTCTACCGCAACGTAGGCGATGACGCCGACTATGCCACCAAGGCAGCCCGTGATTTTGAGGCTGCTCTCGCAGGCGCGGAGTACAGCCGCACCGTGGAAGAGCTGGAGAAAGTGCGGAAAAAGTTAAATGATTTGCGTTATGAAAGTCAAGCTGGCTTCCAGACCTGGGGTGAGTTGTTCAGCTTTATTTCCAGCGGAGAAGGAGCCTTATTCGAAGGAGCTAATACGAAGGAATCAGCACGGGCACTAGCAGAACAATTTAGGCTTACTCAATATGCTCGCAAGTATGAAGCGGAGCAAAACAAAAAAACTGCCGAAGAAAACATCCGCCTCGAAGCCGACAAGCGCATCAACCTCGAAAAAGAGATCGGCGAAATCCGCAGACAACAGCAGGACCAACTATTCCAAGTCCAGCAACAGCGAGCTCAAAAAGAAGTCGAGATCTTCCGCGCCGCCGGCGAGCTCCGCATCTTCCAGATGGAGGAGGCCAACAAGAAGCTGATCGAGGGCGAAGAAGGCGCATCTCGCTCCGCGCTCGAGGCCCTCAACAACTACCTGTCTGTGCGCGAGCGCGGCGAGCTCGAGATCGAGTCTGCCAAGCAGTCTTTAGTGATTGAAGTAGCCAACCTCGAGAGACAAATCGAGAACTACAAACTTGAAAACGCAAAAACAATCGCCAAAATCAAAACCGAATCTGCGCAATACGAAGAGCGTGTCGCCAAGAATATCGAAACCATCAAACGAAACGGAGCAAAAGCACAGACGGCTTCCGGCCAGAACATTGAAACAGGCTTCCTTGTCGGAAGCACTGGACGAAGCACCGGTCCTCACCTGGATATTCGCAGCCCTGTAGGAGACTCCCAAGCTGTCATCGACGAGGCATACACCATCATCAAAGCCTGGCAGCAGATGGGTGTTGCTTACATCCAGCTGAGCAATATCGGTCGAAACGTCAAATCCGTCACTGGTGAACGGGAGCTCCGCGCAGCCTTAGCGGATGAGCAGCGAGCCCACGCACGCCGGTCGGGTGGTGGTGCGATAGATATTGCTGTTCCCGAGGGCACCTTGGTCCCACGACGCACCGGCACACCCTTTGAGGGAGGCCGTGGCGGGATTATGGCCACATCCCTGGACACCGGCAACGTCTTTCTGCACGGGCACAACGATTCTGTAGCCAGCCGCGGTGCAGCTCCAACGCCAGTCAACACAAAAGCTCCTAATTTCGACGATATAGGCGCCCCCGCCGTCTCCAAGTTTGCTGAAGCTCTCCGCGGTGTCGCCTCCGCCATGGAGCGCCTGCGCCGGATTCAAGAGAAGCTCACCGACGCCAAGACCAAGGCTGCCTTCGACGAGATCGCCAAGGCTGCCTTCCAGCCCGTCGGCCTCGATTCCTATCAGGACAAGCTCTTCGAGCTCAACGGCGTGATGCAGTCCCTGGCGGACGGCACCTACGACGCCTTCAACCCCGAGCGCAGCCAAATCGCCGCCGAGCAGGCAGCCAAACAACTCTCCTCCCAGCGCGAGCTCGCTCAGATCATCGCAGGTATCAATAATGTTGCGCGTGCTGGGCTACTTAATGAAAAACAAAGACTTGCTGCTATTCAAGCAGTAGAAAAGAAGCACAGAGAGTTTGTTAAA